TTTGTTCATTGTGCTTCCTTGCATAGGAGTTCTATACAATTCAAATCTATGTTTATCTCTCCACCAGAATTGTGTTATTACTTCTTTGTGTTCACGAGTTTTTTCTTCTTCACCGTCGTACCAATAGGGCTTTGGGTAATTTGTAATTAATGGCTTTGCGTAACCCATTGCCTTGTATTTATTTACATCGTTAATTAGGAACTTATCCCAATTCTTATCAAATCTACTATGTGCGTCTACCTGGAAATAATAATCTTCTCCAGAATAGAATCTATCAGCAAGATATCTACCAACACCTATTCCAAGATGTTCTGGTGCCTTGCTCTCTACTAATTTTACATTTGGTATTTCTTTAACTGGATCAAGCCAACTATTATCGTCATGAAATAGAGAATGTACTCCAAATGCTAAATGATTTTCACCTGAAGACTGTGCTATTGCATTTCTTATAGTCTTTTCAAGTTCATAGTCATGATAGGAAGTTATTTGTATGAATATGCTCTTTTTCATTATTCCTGCCAAATTGCGTGGATACAAGTCCTACATAATGTATTATAGGAATGCTCAATCATGTCTTTTCTGGCTTGGCTTTCCCATATTTCTTTTATAGATGTTTGATGAATATTTCCAAATACCGTCTCAAAATCATAATCGTTACAGCAAATAAATACATCGCCATTAGCATTTATATGAATCCAGGTATCAGGCCTACTGCCCATATTGTTGCAGCCTACGACTTTGCCTTTAGGCTTAATATCGTTCTTCATGATCCTGCGTACATCTAAATACCCTGCTCTGTCTACCAGAGAGGCATTGATACTTATAGGAATTTCTGGGAATCGCTCAGTCATTTCTTTATATGCTGTGGCAGTATCACCAGTTTCATTGTCTAAATCTAATTCTGGAGCATTCTCCAATAGACTCATGTATTCCAAAGATGATTCTTTGATGCCATTTATCTGTAGAGATATTCTCTCAACTGGAAATGTATCTATTGCATATCTAACATTTTGCATTACTCGCTCATGCATTTTAGGGTTCTTATTTGTCATCTTTGCCCATGTCTCAGCATTTGCGGACGGAATATTGAAATGAAGACCTAATACAACATCGCTATATTCAGTAATAAGATCAGTCTTTTCTTTAGTTAAGGCTATGCCATTTGTAAGAACCATAGTTCCTAATTTATATTCTCTGAAGATATCAAGCATCTCTTTAAAATGCTTATAGAGTAATACTTCGTTATAGTGTGCAGTATATACAAAGCAGAAATTAGGATCTACGAAATCTCCCATTCCCGCTTTTATTTGTTCAACAATAGAACGAATAGTTGCAGGTTCCATTGTCTTCCTGCCAATTGCTGGATTTTCTTCATAGGCTACAGGACAGAACCAGCATCCTGCATTACATAATCCATTAGGATCCAGTTGAATTAATTTTATCAAACTCTTCCTCCGTTATATTGCCTCTAATTACTTCAAGATACCTTGGACCCTTAGTAAAGTACCAATGATCAGGTTCTGCAAAATGGAAGAAGATCATTGCAACATGCCCAGATTCTGGATTAGGAAATTCTTCACGCCAATGCCACTGATCATTACCATAATAAGCAAGTGCTTGGTTAGGATAGAGAGTGTAGTTTTTGTCATCTACCCATAAATCCCATGGCTCAGTCTGATATACACACATATCTAATGTGTATGTGCAGGCATTATCATCTTTATGTTTGTATAAACTTGGTGCTGGATCTTTGCCTTCATAGTGTGCAAAGAGTGTATATGTAGGAAGTAGTGTATCGCTTCCAAATGCTTCTCTTGCAACTGGAATTAGTTTATCAGCCAATTCTTTTAAAATAGGAAGATTATTGTCAGAAACTATATACCTTGAAAATCCTGCCTGATATTCAAATGCTTTGGGATTTGCAACGGCATGAGAAAGATTTGTGTAGTCTTCTACAGATAAAATATCATTAACTAATAATGGCTCATTCATCGCAACCAACTAACCACAGCGTATCTTTCACCAGATGTTACTGGACTAACTGAGTGATTATAAACATAAGTAGATGGAAATACAATCATCTGATTAGCCTTTGGCTTTAATGTCACATTAAAACGAGGGAAGTTAATTTCTCCACCTGTGTAGTTGTCATTCATATAATAAACTGTGGATACTCGTCTATGATAACTTGGATGATCATCTATATGATTAGTAAATTGTTGACCTTCTCCATATTTAAGAATTCCATAAGAATCATGCCAATCAGCAAAAATGCCATATGAGGACATATAGTCTTTCTCAATAGGGTCAAAATGCTCAAAGAATATGTTATTTATATTCTTTAAAAATGTTTCCTGAAAATTTAAATGTTCAGGTTCTTCTATTCTTCCGATGTAATTAATTCCAAAAGTGCTTGTATCTCTGGTCTTTTTATTAACCATTGGATCTTTATTTTCTTTTACTGCCGCCGCATTCCAAGAGAATCCAGCAGAAGCCATACCTTCTTCTATGTCAAGATATAGATTTTCACTGTCTGGAATTACATCACTGTAAATTACTATTCCAGGTGCTATTTCTTCTTTTTTCATATTTTACCCCTTTACCATTTTTCTAATGGACATTTTGCTGCTTCCATTTTTGTTTTAGCAGACATAAAACATCCACACTTTTTACATTGTGTTGTCAATTTAATTAACTCTGGACAAGCCTTACATATTTCTAATCTTTGTTGTGCCAGTTCTTGTGTTGCAAGTTTAGTATTAGGATTAAGCATGTCTAATGGAGTAACTCCATTTTTTTCCTTATACTGCTGCCATCTTGATTTTTTCATTTAGCCCCGCTTTTTTATTAGTTTAAATTGTCAAAATATCCTTCTGGCGTATTTGGATTTTTTGGGTGCCAGGCTGGATATTTAGTAACATCTCTATTAGTAATTATGAACTTTTCTCCATCAAATTTAGCATATGGAGACTCAACATATCTTCCATATGGATATTTGTTAAGATCTAATACTAATGGCTCACTTAGCAATATACTACCAAAGTATTCAGTAGTTTTCAACTCTTCAACTGCCTCGCCATTTTTCATAAATCTTACAACAATGCCGTCATGGTCTGGATATTGATCAGAAATATCTATTACTTCATCACTATTTAAGAACATATCAGCATAGTCAGTTAATACAGGTAGGTCATATACACAATCTCCATCTATAACCCAGACGATAGCAACGCCTGTGACTCCAAATGGAGTGTCGTTTCCACCTATAAATTCAATCATGTTATCTGTTAGCATATTTTTCCTTCATTAGGTAAGTATATCATTAAGCGCATCCATCTGGATAGAAGCATCTGTTAGCAGCACCAGCAGAGCAAGAAGATCCGCTTGAGCAGAACTGAGGACCATTGTTACATCCTGTGCTTCCGCAACATGCTATAGCCACATCACCAGATGTACATAGCGTTCCTGCAGCAGGCGCTGGTGTAGGTGTAGGTGTAGGTGTAGGTGTTGGGGTAGGCGTTGGTGTAGGTGTAGGCGTTGGCGTTGGCGTAGGCGTTGGCGTAGGCGTTGGCGCTGGTGTTGGTGTTGGCGTAGGCGTTGGCGTAGGCGTTGGCGTAGGCGTTGGCGTAGGCGTTGGCGTAGGCGTTGGGGTTGGAGTAGGTGTTGGTGTAGGTGTTGGAGCAGGAGTACTGCATGAATAACATGGAGTACAGTTTTGATTTGGTCCACCACCACCGCAACCTGGAACATTGGATGCAAGGCAGTTACCAAATCCAAGGAATACTGGTGAAGTACAGTCAACCCAGTTACCAGAACCTGGAGGACATTCTTTACGAGTCTTGCTGTAAAGACCTTCATAACTATCTTCGCCATTACATGTTGGTACTGTGTAGTTATAAGTTACACAAGAACCACACGCTGGTGTTGGTGTTGGCGTAGGAGTTGGAGTAGGTGTAGGTGTAGGTGTCGGAGTTGGTGTAGGTGTCGGAGTAGGTGTCGGAGTAGGTGTCGGAGTTGGTGTCGGAGTTGGTGTAGGCGTAGGAGTAGGTGTAGGAGTAGGAGTTGGTGTAGGTGTAGGGCTTGGACTTGGTGTAGGAGTAGGGGTAGGACTTGGAGTAGGTGTTGGTGTAGGGGTAGGTGTAGGTGTAGGAGTGGGTGTTGGAGTAGGAGTGGGAGTAGGCGTAGGTGTTGGGGTAGGCGTAGGTGTTACTACTTGTCTTAAAAATACGCCAATACCACTTGGATAACGCTCTAATGGACTCACTTTTACTCCCTTATTAAATATTAGGCAAATCTATTTTGTGAAGCAAGAACAGTGAATGTATTTGCTCCTGTTTTTCTAATTGTGTAAACATAAACATCTGTAGAGTTTATATTACCAGAAGAAGGTGCTGTTCCACCTAACCATTTAATTGATGCTGGAGCAGATCCATCAACAGTAAAGCCAGTTGGATAGTAGGCTGTAGCACCATTTGGTGATTCAAATACTACTGAAAGTTGTTCTCCAGTTGACATTACTGAGTTTAAAGTATTAGATCCATCTCCACGAACATTTAATGTCCAGTTTCCTGTAGCATTTAATGTATAAATCAAGACTGATGATGTTAATATATCAACATTTACAGTGCCAGTAGCAGCAGTTGCTGTTGTGGTATTTATTTCTTTTGGTGATGTAAGTGTTGGATTAGTTAGGTCATTAATTGGTTCCCATGCTGATCCATTATAAAAGACGGTAGTGTTTGTATCAGCAAGATAAGCAAACATACCTTCTTGACGAATACCTACTGTTAAGGCAGCATCTCTCGCTGCAGCATTAGCAAAGTACATAATCGTCTGATTTTGCAGGTTGTACTGAACCTGTGCTGAGGTTAAAACATCACCTGTGTTAAAGGTAAGATAACCAGCGTTTGGACTGCCTGTAGGCATTGTATTCTCCTTATGTTAGTATGATAATGTGTTGTTGTTAAGTATACCCTGAGTTGGCGAATCCAGGATAAATGCTTGGATTATTGGCTCTGCTGTTAGAACCTTTATTTTCCATGAGTTTGGAGTAACATCATGTTGAACTCCTTGAATAAATAACTCACGAGTAACAAAACTTCCACCAGGCATTGTCTTTGTTATAAGAACAAGGCTATAAATATCTGATGTTAGATTTACTAATACCCTTTCTTCATCGTTATCGCCAGTAATAGTTAAATCCATTGAGTCAATTCTCAGATTTGCATCCTTACGAGCAGCAAGCAATGTTCTTGCCTGATCATTTGCCTCTTGATCTGTTTGGACAAGAATATCATTTCTTTGACCAGATTTAATAAAATATGTATCAATACTAAATTGGTCTTGAACTTGCTGTGGTGTTCCACCTAATCTTGTTACTGTAACATCATTTAGAATTAATTGATCATCATAGGCAAAATCAAGATTTACATATGGAAAACTGCCAGGAGCACCAATATCAGAATAATATCTTGGAGTAACATCTGCAAATTCTGAGACAGTAGTACGATCTAAAAATACTGCCTTTCCAGATCTTGCCATATAAAAAGCACCAAATTCAGATTGTTCAACTGTTTGAATAGCAGCAAGTAGTGACCTATCTCCACCTGGATCTGCCTGCATTGTAGAATCACCAACACTTATTTGTCTCATAGATCCTGGAAAATCTGAATAATCAAGTAGGGTATCTATTCTTGCTCCAGATAATTGACCTGCTACTGCTCCTGGAATTGGAGCGGCATCAGTAGAAACATTGTTCAATAGACGGAATCCATCTACACATTGTAATGTAACTGTAGCAGTTGAATCTACACCTTGATAAAAGCCAGTATCGTATGAAGTAATATATCCAGCAAATATATTAACCTGAACATCTTCTCCATTAAATGGAGTAATTGCATATATTCTTATTTTGCGTAATGGTAATAATTTTGTATAGTACGGAGATGATGAATTAAATGGTGAAAAGTCTGAATTAGGATCATTCAACACTACCGTCGCAGTTCCAGCCTCAAAGTTGGCAAGAATACGGTTACGACCTCTACGAGTAGATACTCTCATAACCATAGAAGAAATATCAACAACATCTGCTGGCGCATCACCTAATGTATTAACATCTAAAAATCCATAAGAAAAACTGTCAAGAAGCAATGGATAGGAAAATGATGGACCATTTGCAAAGTCAATTTCTACTTTTAGTGTTGGCAAAGTCATTTTAAATTGCCTCTAATGTTATTTGATTGCCATTGTATTGTGCTGCTAAAAGACCATTTCTAACACTTTGTACTAAGTCTTGTTCTGCAGTTACAGAACCAGCAACATTTACAGTGACATTTATACTTCCTCCAGCCATTAGATTTCCACCGCTTGCCATTCCAGAAGCAGTATTTACTGTACCTTGAGTAAGTGCTCTAAATCTTGCTCTCTCTGCTGCATCTGCTGCTGCATCTGACATGCTTCCACCAAGAACACCAGCCTGTGCTGCATCTGCAGCCTCTTTAGCCCTAAATGAAGCAAGATTTGAATAATATAGTCTTTGTGCTAATTCTTCTTCTGCTTTCTTTAATTGTGATGCTATTGATGCTGCACCAATTGCTCCGCTTTCTGCTGCTGCAAGTGTACTTGGATTTACTCCTGCTGCTGCAATTGCCATAGCATCTTTATCTCCAAGCAATTTAGCCAAAGCATAATCTGATGCTGCCTGTGCGCTTGCTGCTGCATCTAATGCTGCTAATGCTGCCTCTGACTCTGCTAACGCTGCTGCGGCTGCTGCTGCGGCATCTGCGGCTGCTGCTGCTGCCTTGGCTGCGTCTGCAATAACTGCAGGATCTTCTCCACTACCTGGAACAAAGCCTTTACCACCAGGAACTCCACCAGGAACTCCTCCAAGCATCTTGATATATCTTTCAAGTGCTGCAATGGCATCAAGCCAAGCGTTCTTAGCAAAAATCGCAGGGTCTATAAGAGTACCTGAATAAGTAACAGGTGCACCAAGTTTAAAGATATAGTCTGAAATTTCTTGTACAGTCAAACCCCATCTGTCTTGGAGTTTTTTAATTTCTTCATCTGTTAATTTGCCATCATTTACAACTCTTACAAAGTCAGCATATAGTAATACTTCCTTTTGAGTCATGCCCCATCGTTCTTGGAGTTTAGCAATTTCAGCATCTGATAGTTTTCCATCATTAATAGCCTGGAAGAAATCAAGATACATTCTTGCTTGTGCTTCTGTTGCTCCCCAAGCCTTGGCAAGAAGAATAACTTCATAATCTTCAACTTTATTATCAGAAATAGCAAGAACAGACTTAATGTAAGCATCTGCTGCTTCTGTTGTCATATCCCACTTCTTAGCCAAATAGCCAAGAACAACTAAATCATTTTGTCTTAATTTATCAAGATGTTCAACAATATCGCCTTGTCGCTGAAGAAGAATAGTTGCTTCTTTATTTAGGTCATTATTGATCTGAGTCAATTTATTCATGGACTCTAAATATGCAACGCCTTCTTTACTTCTCTTTAGATTTCTTGCAACTGCAGCATCTTGGATGGCACCATATTCATCACCTGTAGGCGAGAACTTTACACCAAATTTAGATTCAATTTTCTTTTGAATAGCAGCACGAAGGGCTTTTGCCTTAGCATTCTTTTCTTCTTCTTTTGCTGCCTTTGCTGCTGCCGCAGCATTTTTTGCAATAGCGGCGGCTGCTGCTTTATCTGCATTCGCCTTTTTAGTAGCAACCTCAATAGATTTAAATCCAGCAAGAATAGATTCTTTTTGTGCTTGTGTACTTAATCTTTGAGCACCAGCCAAATTCTCTATTTGTGTTTTATTATTGCCTAATAATTTTGATACTAATGCCCATCCAGTAGCAAGACCAGCAACCAATGCTGTTGCAATTCTAAGTTGAGGACTAAGCATTCCTAATAATTGAATAACACCTTTAAGACCAGCAATAAATCCACCTGCTCTAAATGCTGCTGTAGCAAGACTTATTGCTGTTGCAAATCCTCTGAAAACTCCTCCTGCTTTTCCAAGTGTTGAAAAGAATTTACCAGAAAGATTCCAGGCAATTCTCATAATGCCAGCAAGAATCATTATCTGATTGCCTATAACATTTATTACAGGAATTGCTGCTATTGTCAAAATAAGTATTTTATATTTTTCAAAAAAGGCTGTTAATGTAATAAGCCCAGTTACAATTCTTTCTATTATATTTAATACTGATTTAAAACTATTAGCAAGTTCAGTTTTATTTAAAGCAATCCATTCTTGTATATTTGGAATAACATCAGTAATGAGATATGTAGCAAATTCTTTTACTACTGGTAAAAGGGCATATCCAAGTTGTTCAGCAATTTCGCCAAACTGTAATTTTAATTTTGTTAAAGGGTCTTGATCTGCTATTGCTTCTGCAGCACCTTTGTAGTTACCCTCAAGCATAGCAAGCATTTTGCCAAAATCACCAGACTTAAGAGTTGCTTTATCTAATTGTGGGAATAGTTTTCCAAGTGCTGTATAGTTACCCTTGCTGGCTTTGGCCATGGCATTTGTAACTGCTGCTAATTCTTTTCCGCTACCCGCAGCAGCATCCAGAGCAACAGTCTGTAGATATTGTGCATGAGTAACATTTCCTGTTGCAGCAACAAGGGTATTTAAACTGGCTCTTAATTCTGTATCCTGAACATTTGTCAGCATTTGTTGCTTTGAAATATAATCTTCTACTGCTGCAATTTGTTCAGTTGTTGCACCAGTAACATTTCTAAGGCTATTAGCAAGCATTGTTGCTGATTTGGAATCTTCAATTGCTGCACTTACTGCTTCTTTGCCAATCTTATATGCAAATGCCGCTACTGCAGCACCTGCTATTGCATAAGACTTTACTACTCTTTTACTCCAGGCATCAATCTGTCTACCCATTTTCTGGATATCTTTTTCAGCAGCCCTTGTTCCTTTATCAGAGTATTGGGAGATAATTCTTGCAATTACTGCACCTGTAGCCATTTTAAGAAGTCCTCCTCATATTTAAATTCTGTTGTAATTTCTTTTTGGCATCTTCTAATGCCTTTGAGATATTTTCTTGAGCCTTATCTCTATGCTTATCTACTGCCTTCCAAACTAAACGAGAGGCATTTCCTACTTGACCTTCTAAATTCTTAATAAAAGTACTTGCACCTTTATTTGTTCTGCCAGCCAATTCATAAATAACACCTGCAGCAGATCTATTCTTCAGTGCTCCTGCTGAGGTTGTATAGTCTTTTCTTACTTTACCCTCAGCCCTTGTAGAAGTAATTCCAGTTTTAATAATACTTTGATCCCATGCTGGCCAGCCAACACCACCACGAGAACGAGGATTGCGAGCAGGCTGCGTGGCCCATCCACTAAGTGGAGGCTTCGCAGTGACATAGGACTGTGCATCTTTTTTAGCAGCAGATAATTCGGCATTAACAACTTTGTTAAATGCTCTTGCTGCATCCTTGTCAAACTTCTTAAGATCTCTAACAGTTTCTTTAATTCCTGTTAGAACTATCTTGTTGTTAGAAGTCATTTCCTGCTCGCTCTTTCCATCGCTTTGTTCTTCTCCTTGAGATAAATAACTATTGACTCTAAAACACCATCAGGTGCTTCAAGAAGATCAATTGGAGATATTCCTGTCTCCACAGAGATCATTGCTACCGAATATGTTAGGCTGTCTCTGTGGATTCGGAATTTGGGTCAGTGACCAATTCAACACCATCAAGTGTTTCAAGGAAACTATCGCCAAAAGGCTTTACTACTTTTCCAGAATCTCGCATGGCTGCCCACGCAAGGAAGTAGATATGTTCCAATCTTTGCTCTTCTGTTAACAGTTTCGCAAAGCCTTTATTGTATTTGTTTTCAAAGGCAACAATAGATTTTGGACGAAGAGTATATACTGCTTCATTTCCATCTGTTGTTTTTACCTTTATATTTAATCCATCCATTATATATTACCCCTTCAAGGTTATGATATTGATTTTGTTATGTCTCCGCTAATTGGCCAATTTACACTTACAGTGGATAATTCTCCGATAGACGCACTTATTGAGGTCCATTCTGAAACTACCACTAAAAATGTGTATTTTGGATTAGAGGAACTTACGCCAGCATTTAAAGGTCTTATTTCCATTGATTGGACAGTACCAAGTAAACTACCAACTGTATTGTTTATGATTTTTTCTAAGCCATCTGTTGGATCAAAATCTTGCAGAAAATCAATACTTATTTTGTTTTCAGCAAGTCCTGGTACATATTTCTTAGAGAAATCATCTATTTGTGTAGTCTCAAAAATGTCATAAGAGGTAGATATGGATATGCCTGTGACGAACTCACTGATATCTACTCCACCTATTGCTACATAAGCATTTGTTAAGACTAATTTAGACATGATCTACTATGCAGTCGCTCTTACGATTTGACCTGAAACTGGCCATGTTACTGATACAGTAGCGAGTTCGCCAACTGCACCATTTATTGGTGTCCACTCAGAAATAAGAACCTGACCAGCCTTTGTTGCGCCAGTTCCTGTTCCATCTGCTTTGTAAATTGGATTTGTAGTTGAGGTTGCGGCTGAAGTTGGCTTTATAGTCATAGAAGCCAATTCTCCGATTCCGATTCCTTGTACTACTGCCTCAAGTGCTCCTGAAGCAAAGTCATTATTTAGTTCAAGAGTAATTGAGTGATCCTTAAGACCAGAGGTACGAGTTCTTGCTCCAACTGCTGACATAGCAGTAGTCTCAACAACATCTTCTGGTGTATTTAATGTGACGCTTGTGACATATTCAGATATATCAGTTGCATTTAGTGTAACAACTGCGTCTGTAAGTACTAAACGAGCCATTGTTATTTATCTCCTTCGTGATTATTATCTTTAAATTGAGGTACTTGTGGTACCTGTCTTGCTGGTGTTGCATTTTGTGATATATTACCTGAAGCAATTAATGCTGCAATGTTAGCACCTGCATCAAGCAATTCTTGTTCTGTGAGTTTCTCACCAAATTCTTTGTCTAAAACCTTTGTAGGTGAGGCAACTGTATATTCCATTGTGTTCTCCTTATCCCCACACTGTGAGGTTATAACGATATGATAAAAATGTCTGATCACCAGAAACATAAGTACCGCTTTCGGCAGTAATTACTCTTAGTGTATCTACAAGTCCACCTAATGTTCTATCAGATTCAAGCGCTGTCTTAATTGACTTAGGACCAGTACCTGCCAATAGTTCATCAAGTTTATCTTGACCTGCTCTTTCAGATATTCTTTGAACAATCACATAAACATCAACAGATGCTGAGTCTAAACCTCTTGCATTGTTAACATCAAATGTGAAATCTAATTGACCTACTACAGCACATGGAGGAACAACCACATCAGGAATTGTATCATAAATTCGTATTCCAGATATTGTTTCTATGTTCTTTCCAAGTGCTTCTCGTACCTTGCTAATTTTAATCATTAGTAAGCCAATCCCTTATTTCTTCTAAATGTCTTTAGTAACATTTCTACATCTGGATCAAGTCTTGAATTAAGTCTAACTGTACCCAATTCTACTGATCCAGCAATTCCAAATGGTGATTGTTTTCTTACAAATAATCTTGATGCTTGTATCTTACATGCTAATTGTACTTCATATGGTACTTCTGGAAATCCAAATACTCCTGTTACTCTTACTGTTTGTGGGAAGAAGTAAGGAAATACATATGAACCTATTGCTAATATTCTTGTGTATGGCCACCCTTTTAATGGATTATTTACAGGCTCATACATAATATCTAATGGTGGATTTGTTACTTCCCAAATCTGTGCATATGACTGATCAAAATCTGGGTCAC